ATGGGTTTTTCACAAAGATTAAAAGAACTAAGGACTGAAAAAGGTATTTCTAAAGCAACCATGGCTAAGAAACTAAATATTCCTTATACCACTTACAACAATTACGAGAATGGTCGAGAGCCAAAATTTGATATATTAAAAAAAATCGCTCGTATATTAAACGTTACTTTAGGTGAACTGTTGGCAGATGACGGGTTTAAAAATTATTTGGATGATGTTAGAGCGGATTGGGCGCACCCTGAAATGTGTAGTCTCAAACGATTTGAAGATAATTTAAATGCTATAAAATATACTTTAATCGGTGACGAAAGTGAGGGTTATATATGGCTCTCTAATGGTAAAAACACAATAGAAATTACCGAAGATGAAATTAATGAGTTAATAAATGACGTAGACGATTATTTATTATTCAGAATCGAACAGTTAAAGAAAAAGAACGAAGACAGAAAAGATTATTATAAATAAAAAAAGCGCCTCCTACGGACATAGGAAACGCTGAGCGTAAATTAACATATTGGCGTACGTTTATTTACGCTCCTATTATAGCAAAAAATAGCGTGTACGCAAACTATTTTATAAAGGAGTGAATTATTATGAGTATTAGAAAAAGAGCAAGTAAGAAAGCTAAAAACGGTTACGTGTATGAAGTATATTTTCCATATAAACAAAACGGGATAACATGTAGATATTCTAAGTCCGGATTTAAGACCAAGAAAGAGGCTCAGGAACATGAGGCTTTAATGTTAGCTGAGTTAAAAGAGAATGGATCAATAAAAAAAGAAATAAAAAAATCTTTGGAAAATGTCTATCATGAGTTTTTAGAAGTCGGGAGTGCCCAATATCAAAGTAGTACTATATACAGTACCAAGAAAAACTACCATTACTTTGAAAAGGAATTAGGACAATTACCAATTGCAACTATAGACTATTCAATACTGCAAAAATATTTTAACAGTCGCAGTGAATACGGTATTGAAACCAATAAAAACATCAAAAAAACCATCAGCAGAATTCTAAACTTTGCTATAAAAGTCGGGTACATCAAAAGCAACCCACTTAATCTTGTAACGGTTACGGGCATTGAAAATCATCTCGATCATGAAAAAGTACTTTTATATGATGATTTTAAAACCATTATAAATGCATTAGATAAAGTGGATTTTAAACGAAAGGCATACTCTATCGCTATTCAAATCAGTTATTATACAGGGCTTAGAATCAGCGAAGTTTTAGCCTTGGATAAATCTGATTTTGATTTAGACAACAATTTAATTTTTATAAATAAAAAGTTACTTTATAAAGATTTAAAAAAAGAAAACTACACTACTTCTAATCAAATGAAGTCAAAAACATCTAAAGCTATTATACCATTGGCCAATCCATTAAAGCATTCTATAATTGAATGGTTTAAAAAGAACCCATATGAAAAGGTCATATGCGATATTGACGGATACTATATAAATCCCAATGTATTATCACTAGATGTAAAAAATTTAGCTAAAAATCTAGGTATATCGTTTCATTTTCATATGTTAAGACACACATTTGCCACAAACCTTGTAAACAGTAATGTAGATTTAAAAACTGCACAAGAACTAATGAGACACAGTAACATCAATACAACCATGAGTATCTATACCCATGTAAATGATCAGCATAAAATCAACGTCATAAATAATGTTTTTGATATAAAAAGTGTCGAAAAAGTGTCGAAAACAAACAACAAAATAAAAACCCTTAACTAAACACTACTAAAGTCAAGGGTTTCAAGAGATTACTAATTATCTCTAATTCTCTAATGGTCTCCCCTCACGGTCTCGAACCGTGGACCCTCTGATTAAGAGTGTGAGTTCGTAAATGATCCAAACTTCTTATGTAGCAAGGGTTTTGGAATATTTATTTTTATTTTGACTACTATTTTGACTACTTTATAAATATATAGTTCTTAACACAATAAAAAACACCCAAATTAGCAGGTGCTTTCTTTTATGATCCTGCTTAACTTATCTTTTATCTGCTGTAGTTCTTCTACAGCTTTTTTAATGTCTTTTTCTTTCTTTAAAATTTCTGCTGTTTTGTTTAGTTCGCTAGAAATATCTTTTAATCCCTTCATTCTTCTTCCCTCCTTAAATATTCTACAACAAAATTATAAAATATTCAGACATATTTTTGCAAACTAACGAGGACTGTAAAGCGGATTTAAAGGATAAAAAAACATATACTGCAGAATTTAAAAGTGTATTAAAAACCTAGGCTATAACACCTAGGTTTTTATCACTTATCATGTCTATCTTCTTTTTCTTTTCGCTCTTGCGTATCATTTTTTCGTCCATAAATAAATACCCCTACAAGAGTTGCAATTGTTCCAATAATAACAGAGAGACCTGTTATATTTTTATCTAACGCTATCAATATAAAACCTCCAATAGTACAAACTAATGCAATTATAAAACCAAACCATTGCCCTCTTTTACTATTTTCAACATCTGATAATATGGCAGATTTTTCGAGAAGTTGCCTATGTTCCGATTGCTTTTCAGCCATGGACAAAATCCTATCTGCTGCACCTGGTAAAACTCTTTCATACTGTTGAAAATCATTAGGATGTGGTATAGGACCTGAGTATGAAACGCTTGTAATTTGTTGTACTAAAATTTCCCTTTTTTCTTCTGGTAATTTATTAATCGTTTGAAGAACATTTTCTATTTCATTATCTTTTCCTATAATTTCATCATTTGATTTATTTGTTTTTCTGGTTGGCTTTTTTGAAGAAGTTGGTATTTGACTATCTCTTTGGTCTTGCTGAAGTTTGTGTCTTGTACTCATCTAACGCCTCTCTCATGTCATTCCCTATAATTTTCCAATCAGATCTAATAGCTTTTAAATCCGCCTCAGCTACCGATCTTGCTGAATTATAAACTTTGCCAGTAGCACCAATATTTAAAATGCTACCTACGCCCTTTAAAAAAGAAGGTCGAGCAAATAAAAAATCACTTCTATCCATTTCAAAACCTCCTTAACCTTTCTTTTATTTTTTTTATATAATTTTTGAGGTTTCAAAAGTAACCTCACAGTCATTATACCACGAAATGAATTTTTTTCTAGAGTGATAGAGTATATTTATTGACAATTACGAATCTTTCTATTTTATATATTTTATTAAGTGGCTTATATATAATATACCAAAAATTATAAATTTTTAGTCCGTAATTAATTTTTTTCATAATTATTATAATATGGGTTAAAATTATTTACTATTTATGTGCTGATTTTTTTACATACAAAAAAAAGCCTAGATCATTTTGACCTAGGCAATTTTTCTATATATTTATTGTTTACATAATATTGTTTCTTGTTTGGTGCTTCTATAACACTGTGGGTAGCACCAAATAGTATTAAAATATATTTAACGTCCAACAATCTACATCCCTCAATATCCTCAGCTCCGTTTATTAATTTTACCTCCATATTACATTTTAGTACCTTTTAACAACCATTCCCACGTATTTTTACCAACGATACCGTCTTGTGTTAAACCCCGATTTCTTTGGAACACAATAACTGCATTCTTGGTATTCTCTCCAAAGATTCCATCTGTAGTTAAATTAAATCCAACTCTATTAAGACGTTCTTGGATTAAGCGGGTTACGTTACCTTTAGCACCTTTTTTAACTGTAGGACAAGCATTTAAAGTTTTAGGTCCTTTTATACCATCTACTACTAATCCCGCTCCAAACTGCGAATTTAGCTCTTTCTGCAGACGTCTTATCCAATTATCCCCGCTTGGCTTTGGTGTAGGTGTAGGAGCGGGTACTGGTTGCGGTTGTACTGTTTCTACATCGGTATCCGTAATTGCTTTATAAACCGCCTCTGCGATTGCTGCAGCTCCTACTCTTCTGTAAGTTTCAACATCTTCTGCATTATCCACAAAACAACACTCAATTAACATACTCTTAGCCTTAGTTTTCTTAACAACATACAATCCTGTACCGTTTTTAACTCCACGGTTCGCAAATCCTAAAGCGCTAATATTGGCACATACCTCTAATGCATCATCAAACTGTCTACCCTTGTATGTGTATGTTTCAACACCATGCCCTTTTCCATCAGATTCGTTAAAATGGAAAGAGACAAAGTAGTCTAAGTCTTGCCGATTTGCCATTTCTACGACTTTCTTTAGATATTCTGCTTGTGTATTTGCTTTGTCTATCGTACAGTCAATAACCTCATGTCCGTTTTTAATTAACAGATCAACGAAAGCATTTCCTACATTACGTGTTTCTGTACTTTCGTTTAAAATACTTACCGCACCGCTACCTGGTCCATTTAATGTGTGGCCATAATTTACTCCAATTTTCATATTAGTTTTCCTCCTATAACTCAATTCTTTCATTTTTAGCTCTGTAATTATCGGCAATTTCCCAATCATCACAAGCCATATTACTAACGGTATATAAGATATCATCACTATTACGAATATTAATAGTTTTATCATTGTAAGTGTGCATGATGATTTCGTTATCTTCTAGTACCCAATATCCTGTCCAATGTTTTCTTTTTATTTTATGTCCTCTTTGAAGACTTATAAATGCACTTGCAAAATTCATATATTTATCCTCCTAACTTAATACATTTGTTTTCCCATTTTTTGTAAGCATCAAAATACAACTCATTTTTATTACCGTTAAAAGTACATTCGTAATACATGCCATCAGACAAAGTAGTACTTAATAATGCTTTGTTGTTTTGCAGTGTTTTACAATTCCAAACAACAAACACATCTTCCTCTGTAATTTGCTTTTTATCTGTTTTATCTAAATGATTGTTAGTGTACTTAACAATCTCTTTTTTACATAAGTCTAAAAATTTACTTGTATCCATTATTCTGTTTCCTCCTTATTTACTAATTTATCTGCCACTTCCAACCCTTTTGTTAATATGTTAGGTACGTTGTACCCAGCTTCTACCAAATTCTCTACAATACTTCTAAGCTCATTTATTGCTAGTGAAGCCAATACAAACCACCCTAATAAAGTAGTAATCCCTAAATCAATCCCTAACGCATTTCCAATTTCAATAAACAAAACTGATGCTGAAAATGAAATCATGATCATAATCCAATAACCTAGCTTCTTTAAAACTCCCTTTAATCCTTTGGCGGAGTTTTCTTTTTTATTTAATCTGGATTTCATCCACCCTGTAATATAATCAATAACGTTGAAAAATAAGAATAACGCAAATAAAATCCAATGTTCTCCAAAAATAAACGTTAAAAACGCAATAACAGCGCCTATAACTGCATTGTATGTATCCATATAATTTAAGTTCATATTTTTTTACCTCTTCTTTCTGGATAAGTTTAATGCCTTTCCAAGGCAAATTAAAAGGACCTGGCGGTCCTTGTTTCTATTCTTCTACTAATTTCCAACCCTGTGGATAAGTTAATGGATCCCAAACACATCCATCTATTTGGCATATGTACTTCTTCCCTTGGAACATTACTTTATTGCCCGCTTTGTAAGCATTGTGCGCACCTGTCGGCTGTACATACAAAGGCCACTCCTCCTCTGGTTCTGTTGGTTCTGCACCTTGGCCATTTTCTAATCGGCTTAACCGAATATCTAACTGCTGGTAATATTCCCACAAGTTAGCAATTTGTTGTGTATTCTCTATGTAGGAATTTTCTGGGATTGCGTTAGAACGTGCTAAATTAACCAGCTCGTCTCGTTCTTCTTCTGTTAGAATATTTTCTACCCATAATTTGTTTATTTTGGATAAGATATCTACTAATTCGTAAGACCCCTTATTTAATACATCTTTTATAACACTATACATTTTTTACCACCTCTTCCTGTAAATTTAAAACAGTTGCTTCTAATTTTTGTTGTGCTAACGCCAAATCTTTAGGATACTGTGCATTAATCGTTGGCTTAACTTCGCCTTCGATAAAAATGTTTGTAATAGGACTGTATATTCTAAGTGCTTTTAATTCTTCTGCCAATTCTGGCTCAACGCCATTTAAATCTTTTATAGTGTTAGTTGCCGTTAAAAGATACACATTATTATTTTTTAAAAAATCTTTAAAGCCTTGTGCGCTAACTTCTAATAATTTGTCTTTTTGTATGTTTATATAATATGCTATATTCCCTATAAATTCTTTGTCTGTCATATACAGATACTCAACTGATTGGTCTTGCGCTCCCATAATATCAAATAAATTAATATCTAATATTTCATAAAGTTGAAAACCTTTGATTATTGCTCTAAAACACACATGAGTGTCAGTTTCTTTATTTATCGACCATGACCATCCAGATATATCATTTTTTTTAATTTTTTGAGTATGCAACATTTCATTGATATCTATAATATCGTATCTATTTTGTGTTGGAATTGCATTTAATGTTTGTTGTAAAGTGTATTCTATTTCAGTTTTTTTAAACTCTTCAAAACTTGTAACATTTTCTCCAAGTTCTAATTGCAATTTTTCTGGCAAATAGCTTCCATAAAAATTAACATAATAACAATTTGATGGAGTTGTAACTACATTCTGTTCGCTATAGTTAAGATAATTTTTAGTTTTATCGTAAAATAAAAAAGTTATATTGTCAGCATTGCTAGAAATCTTTTGATTTGGATATACATTAATAAATTGGTTTGTATTTCTACTAATACCAAACATAGTTACCCCTTGTGGTTTACCTGTGCTTATGTTATAGGCACCTATTGTTTTATCACCATCAAACAAATTTTTGCCAATACACTTAATATGAACCTTATCAACCCCAATAATTTCCTTGTCTTTTTTTGTTGTATTCCCTATTATTTTAGTTACTTTTAAATTGCCTTCTAAACAATCATCTAAAAGTACATGCTCTACTATTTCTATATCTGTATATGGCTTATCCATTTTATCTCGCAGTAAGTAATCTACTTCCTGCTGTGTATAGACATTTTCTGGAAAAGCGCTACCCGGTACGACATTACCATCTTCGTCTACCACCATTGCCTTACCAGCATTTTCGACACCTTGGTTAATATTTAATTTTTCATCAATAACCTCATCCAATCCTTTACCATCTGCACATTCAACATCTTGTGCATCCAGTAATTTAAAATTACCGCTATTTTTAGGTTTTAATTTGGCTATAATTTCTACAAAACTACTCATTTAACCACCTCCTACGACACAACTACTGTTGTATTTCCTAAGTTAGAATTACTGGATTTATATACATCATAATTTTCTGCATAACCTGAACCATTTATAAAATTAAATGTTCCTAATTTACCAAAACCACCCTCGAATCCACCAATTTTAAATGTTGGTGTTCCATATCTGCTAGGAACAGCATAATAAATATATTTACTTTCTCCCGCGTTTACAGTAAACGCCTTAGCTTTACTAGATTGTAGTGTTTTAGTTAAAGATAAGATAAATTGATTTGTAATACTATCTATCTCTAAATCGTCTCCAATTCCATAATACACCCCATTTAAAAAAGTGATGGAGGTTGTTTTAGTAGCAACCGCATTGCGCTCATCTGTTGCTTTTAATGTATATGTTTTGTTAGATGTAATATTTTGTCCACTTAACGTTTTAGTTTTTAAATTAACATCTAAAGTTTCGTTATCTAATGTTAATGCTTTAGGAACTTTGTTGTAGTTCCAATTCAACACAACATCTGTAATAGTTGTTCCCATTTCCACAGTATTTTTGTTATTTGTAAGAGATGTTATAGAAATTGGTATATACATTAAATCACCTAATTTTTCATATACATCATCTAAAGCCAAATCGACATTGGAGTTATTATAACTAATGTTTTCAGCGGTTAATTGTATATCATCTTTTACGATAATATTACCTTCTCCGTCTGTCCCTAACAGCTTATTAGAATTTTCTTCGCCTAAATTTTTATCCATTTTTTTGTCAATTTCAAAATTTACATTTGTTATTTTTTCATTTAATGTTTTATTAGCATCTTCTACATTAGAATTAAAAATCTCTACTTTAGAAGTGTAATCGCCATTAAAGCTATTTACTTTTCCTGCATAATTTGCGTTAAATGCATTAGTTTTCTCTGTAACACTGTCTAAATGTTCTTTAGCTTTATTAGCATTAGTTAAAGAAATAGAAGCACTGTCGCTTGCGCTTGTAGCACTTTCTAATGCTCTTTTGGCATTATTGGAGCTTTCTGTTGCTTTTTCTTTTACTAGCTCTACATCTTCTTTTATAGCTTCTCTTGCAGCACTGGAAACTACACTTATCCACGTTTCCTTTTCCTCTGGCAATATTGCATTACTGTTTCCGAAAGCAATTTTAACGTAGTACTCTACAAAACCTAGATGCACTATCTTGCCGTCTGGATAATTTAACGCGAAAGAAAAATATACACTTCCTTCTTTAGAAAAAACATCCTGATTTAATGTAAAAATACCATCTTCTTTTATATTAAGTAGATACTCTTCGCCTTTTTGTCGTTTGTACCAGCCAGTTAAAATAGCATCTGCATAGTTTTCGTCTCTAACGAACTGCATTTTCAAATCTGCACTGTATTGGAATGTCGGCACAATATCTTCTAATGTAATAATCTGGCCATCTTGTATGATTTTTGCAATTATCATTAACTCACCTCCTTATGACACATAAAAATAGCTGTAGTTAATTCTTATTGCTATATTTAATTTTCTATCGAAAAGTACCAGTGGATCTCCTAATCCTTTAGAGCTGTCTCCACTCCACACAGAACCTTCTATATGTGCTAATCCACCATCTCCACCAGCGCTTCCATCCCCGTTTATGTAAACAATTCCTAATTTAGTTCTATCCGCTATAGTAATACCGTATTCGTCGTTAAACAAATTTACTATATCTGCCCAGGTGTGGACTTTAGCGCTGGAATCGCTAGGATTAATTATTTTTGTTCCACTTACCATATACAACTGCTTTAAAGGCGGTATCCTTTTTCCTTCCACCTGTAAAGCACCGCCAACATCAGGATCATAGAAGGCACCAAAAGCCACACCACCATTGCCAAATGCCATTTGTGGGATACCGCTGGCTAAGATCGTAGCTTTTTCTGTATTTGCTAACTTATCTGTAGCTATAATTTTAAAATCATAGTTATTTGCTACATCAAAGCCATTAGCCTCCAAGTCTCCTTTGATTTCATATTCTCCTTCAAATTCGTCCGAACGCAGGACCTGCGGTGTAATAATAGTAGATCCCTGTATCCATGTGCTGGCTCCCTGCTCTTTATAATAATACTGTGCTGTTAAACTGTTGTTTAATTTTCCAAAATTATTATTCCAGAAAATTCCTTTGTAACTTAGAGTGACATTAGAACCCATACCACCTTGGGAACGACTTAAAGACAATCCTGTAATTACAGGCGGTGTATACTGCTTATAACTGCTTATGTTTAATATCTTCTCTACAGTATTTCCTCTACTGTCTTCTACATAAACTTTAATTATACTGTCACTTACATTTTCTAAATTAAACACCCCAGAAGAAGAACTGCTTGTAATCTTATCTCCAACTATTACTTTATACTGCTTAATCGTTGCTTCCTTTACTGGCGTAGCTTCTGGTACTGTAACAGTAATATTGCTATACCCCTTTATAACTGTTGCATTGCTAACTAAATCTAAATGATTTGTACTCTCCCATGTTGGAATACCTGCTATTGGCATTGGATCCTTGATAATAAAGGTTCTATCATGGTAGCTCGCCCATGTCTGCCCATTAGAATACAATCCAATACGAATAGTACAGCTATTGCCTTTACATGCCTGTCTTAACTGTTTACGTTCTGCTTCTGTTAAAGACCATGTATATCTTCCGCCGGTACCTCTAAAAGTGCGTTCGCATAAATGAGGTCCATTTGGATTTGGCTCGAGCCATGCTTTTAATTCCCAGTTTGCAGGATTAGTATAATCAAACCATGGGTTTTCTTCGTCATTAAAGCTAGATGGAGAATTTGTAATGCTGGCCTGTCTAGGAATAGATGGAAGCACCCATGTTGTCGATACATCTTCATTCGTACTGCTAGAGTAGATAGCTGCAATAATATGGGCGCTAAAACTAGCATTACCATTAGCATCGTGGTAAATGTCTTTATACCCACTATACAAATCACCTTTGTAACGTTTGGTTCTACTGTTACTGTTTACAATAACATCACCCGCAGCATCACAGTAATCACGATGATGGTAATAGTAAGAAGATGACCCACCAACAACAGTTACCCTTTGATAAATCGTTGATTTATTAGCTTGAATATCCTGACTGACTAATTGCCATGCATATTCCAGGTATCGTCCCTGATATCCGCCTCCGCCTAACAATCCACTATTGGCCATTGTCTATTACCTCCACTTCATCTGGATTTATACGATTTATTACTGTCTGCCCGTTAATATCCTGTATAAGCAGATTTACTATTGTCGCTTTATTTTTCACCACAATAGAATTAGTAACTATTCCCTCATCATCAAAATACGCTATGTACTCTCCTTGTTTGTTCATGAATCCTATAATATCTGCATTTGCAACAAACACTACATCTGTTCCACTGCTGGATATACGAATACCACGCCCGATTTGGACCGTATCGGACCATGTCTCGTTTGGGTTTAAGGTCCATTCCATAGCTGCATCACCTTTGTTTAGCATAAGATTAATGATTGGACAGGCATTATCTGTATCACATTCAAATATGATCGTTATATAGCCATCTGTTACTTCAAACGTATATTTAAATTCTGTGAAATCATTATTGCTTAAAATAAATTCATTTCCATTAATAAAGAACTTAACATTAGCTAAATTAACCAGTTTTTTATAAACAAAAGACAAAGTATAAGTACCATTTGCAACACTTATTTGCTGTTTTAAAATCCCATTTTTTAGTAGCAGAGCATATCCGTACTGGTTTCTAGAGCGGGTCTCTACGGTACTGTCAATGTTATAATCACCTTCCCAGGAACCATCATTAAAACAGCCGATACTATCTCTGATAAGATTGTTTCCGCTGGTTGTTTTTATGGTGTTTGTTATACCATCCAAGCCTAGAATCATATTTTCTACTGTTTCTTTTACTGTCTTTTCTTCATCATTAATTATTACTGTAGAATCCTTGATAAGACCTTCTATTTTGCCCTGTTCCATACTTAAGGATGTCTCAAGGCTAGAAATACTCGTATTTATATTTTCAAATTTACCAGTATAATCACTTGCACTAATCCATTTCTCACCATCGTATATTTTTAAAATATTTGGTTGATATGAAGTATCAAGCCACTTCATATCTTTGATAGCATTTTCTGGTTCAGAATCACTAACAATTACACCCGTTGTTGCATCTAACTTTACTTCAATATCTTTTATAGAAGCTTTTATCTCACCGTCTATTTTATTAACCATCAGTTCCGTTTGACGGACCTTATTTTCTATACTTGATGCAATATTATAATTTATTTGACTTTTACTTAATGCAGGTGTTGAAAAATTGCTTTTTATTCCGCCAGTATACTCAAGTGTGTGGTTTAATACATAGGCATTAAAATAACTTTCGTTTTCTACTTGTATATTAATTATATCCCCTGGATCCAAATGAAAATAACCTGGCATACTTGCTACATACGGCTTATATCCAAATCCTTTTACCCTGTTCCATATAGCAGTTCTCGAATTGTATCTATCTATATCTAAAAATGGATTATTACTTATCTTTAACTCTGTTAAACCATTTAGTTCAACACTCTCTTCATCCTGAATATAAACATTATCGTTTTGTGGCTCTCTAGCTAAAACTAACGAATTAATTGGTCCATATTCGACTTCAAGAGTTGGATACGTATATTGATTATCTAAAGGCACAGTAAAATCAACTTTATTAAACCATTTAAACTCAAGTTCATTATTGCGATTTATTGTCGCAAATGTACAACATGCTTGAGCAACTGCTATAATAACATCCGCGCAAGTTGCGTTATAACCAAAAAAGATTTCTGATGGAACAGTTAAATTTTTATTAGGAATATCAGTTTTAGCCAATTCTACACCGGATTGATTGCATGCTTCCTGTGCTGCAAGAAATGGTGTTGTAGGATAACTTAATTTTGTAGTGTCGAATGCTCTATTAAAAAGCATTTTATTATCCATGAACTTATATTCGGTATCACTAATTTTTTCATAGATATTCATGGTACCCATTGGGACATTTTCGCCTGTCCCATTTGCTAATTGGACACTAAAAAATAAATCAAAAGACTCGTTTTCTAATTGTAACGAGTCTTGTTTATTTACTTTTAAAGTACCACTCTTTGCAATAAATGTTCCAATAAAAGCATCTGTTTCAGAATTGTAAATATTCATATCAAATGTACATTTCTGAATACTATATGTATTTCCGTTTACCTTTATATATGCATTAATATACCGAGCATTATTTAATATAGCTGATTTAAAATCATCACTCACATTATACATCAGTCATACCTCGCATTTGAATTCAAAACAAACTCTAAAGATTGATAATAATCCATTATCCCTGTCATTCTGTTTTTCTTTGGGTCAACACAATAACAGTCAATAGTTTTATAGGTATCAGTTTCACTGTCTAGAAATCTAACATTAATATTAGGATTTTTAAGAATATTTAATATTTCACGCACTACACTTTTTTCAGTTACTCCTAATTTTACTGTAATACTCATTACTCTCCCTAGAATATCTCTATTCATTTGAAGTGTCGGTGATCTTCCAGAATTTTCACCATCCTGGATAGAAGGAAGATCATCATATTCAACAATGTTTTTATCTCTACATTATTTAAATAAAGCAGTGGTTTATATGCCATATCTTAACCTCCTATCATTTGACGCTCCTTCTTAGCGCTTTCTAATAAAATTGATAATTTCTTAATATCTACATCTACTTTGATAACCATATTCTTGACTAATTCAATAAGTTCTCTAATCAGTTCAATCAAAGTATCCATTTTTTCAGCGTTACCAGTTTCTTTTTGCATCTTCAATGCTGTATCAATCATATCAAGCATTTTATTTTCAGGTGCAACAATTTCACCATATCTTTTATTGTCACCAATCATGGCCAGTTGTGGTTGATTTGGTTTAACATACCCGCCTTGTGCGAGTTTTGGAATTTGGGGTACAGGTAAAGGGTTTTTATCCCATAATCCTTTAAATGGTTTTCCAATAATAGGAATATCAAAATTCCTAATATCATTCAATATCCCATTTATAGTTTTAAATGGGAAAGCAATTACTTTATTTATTCCATCAATTATTACATTTACTATATTTTTAAAAACATCTGCAATTCCTCCGACAATTCCGTCAAATATTTTTCCACCGCTTGTAAAAAATCCTAAAATTTTATCCCATGTATTTTTTACAAAATCTTTTAACCCGTTCCACATTTTTTCCCAAATACCTTTTATTCCGCCTAGAACATCGTCAATCCCTTTTTTTTAAATTATCGAGTGCTTTTCCTGCTACATCACATAATCCATCCCAAATACCTCCAAAAAAATCTGAAATACCACCCCAAACAGTATTCCATATAGATTTAATACCACTAAGAACTGTATCAATTACAGTTTTTATTGTTTCTAAAACAGTTTTTACTATATTGGCCATAAAATTCCAAATACCTTGTAAGATGCCTTTTATTCCTTCCCAAGCTTTGCTCCAATTCCCGGTAAATACACCTGTTAAGAAGTCACAGATACCGCTCAATATTTCCATAACAGATTTTATTGTGTTAGAAATAAATTTAACGAATAACTTGACTGCATCCCAAACTCTTTGGATTACATCCGCTACTACAGGAGCTAAAGTATTTATCAGCCACTCTATAAGTGGTTTTAAAACCGCATCAAACACAGTTCCAAATAACTCTGCAAATTTACCAAAAAACTCAACTATACTGTTAATTGCAGGTTGAATATAATCTTTCCACATTGCAGAAAAATCATCAGCTATAGCATTAACTACTGGAGCGATATTAGAGTTATAGGCATCAAGTACGGTGCTTACAATACTTGTTAATCCCTGCTTTATTTTATCAAATGCCGGTTTTACATATTCATCATATGTTTGCCCGATAACGCCAAAAGTTTCATTCACACCATCAGCTATAGTTCTGGTTATTGTTTCGATTGGCTTTAGCATTTCTTCTAAGGTGGTTTTTATTTTATCTTTATTTGCAATTATAGGAGCAGTCAAAGTATCTATAATATCTTGTCCTAATTTTCCTATTAAAGTTATTGTCCCCATGGCTCCGTTTACTACTGCTTCTATTAAATTAGCTCCTATATTGATCGCTGTTGGTCCTGCAAACACACTAGCTATATCTGCAACAGCAGTAGAAAAATTCCCTATTATATAGCTTGTTCTAGTTCCGATGTTAAACCACTGTAATACTGTTGTTTTTATACGATCCTCATTATTATTTAAATATGTAGCCACACTCCCTACAAATAAGGTAGCAATTGTAGTTCCAATAGAAGCTATAGAACCGGTTAATTGTCCTAATGTCATAGCGGTTTGATCTACCCATAATTTTGCAGCATTAGCAACCTGCGGGTTAATAAAAATGTACTCTAAACTATCACCAATTGAAAATATATAATTTTTTATACGTTCAAAATCTTTGAAAGAATCACCGAAGCCTATTTTAAATCCTTTTAAAAAGATTTCTGATAATCTTTTAAATTCATTAACAATACCGGCTAACATGTTATTAAAAACATTCGCTTGTTTAGAAGCTTCTGGAAATCCTACCGCATCAGCAACACTTCCACCAGTTCCACTATTGCTAGATCCGTCACCAGAATCACTGGAATCATTTCCAAATGATAGCTTATTAATTGTATCAACTTTAGTAAAAGCTCTTTGAATCTTTTTAGCAGCTTTTTCACCGCTCTTTCCTGCATTTTTTAATCCGTCACTTAAATTTCCAGCGTTGTCAGTAGCAGTTCCTAAGTCACTGGCAACTTCCTGCACCGCACTGTTTCCACCTCCGCTGTCATTAGAACCCCCTGTTAAGAATTCCATCATATTAGCAAAAGAATCTGCTAAAGACTGCAAATTTGCTAAAACCCAGTTTATTCCTTTTACAATAGGCGTGAATACTGCAATAAATCCCTTACCTAGACTTGCTTTTAAACTGTCAAAGCGTAAACCAAGAATTCTAGTTTGATTGGCCCATGAATCCTGTGTCTTAATAAAATCACCTGTAGCCATAGATAACTGATCCTGAACAAACGCATACCGCAATGCTACTTTTTCCTGCTCAGACATTTTAGCAGTTGTTTTACCGTAACCGTTTGCCAAAGCATACTGATCAAGTGCCGCCTGAGTCATTACAACACCTAAATCTTTTAATGTCTCAGTCTCACCAGTGAATACACTTTTGATTTTTGTATAAGCCTCAGTCGGATCTAAATTATAGAATGATGCAACATCACCCGCTAAACCCGTTAGAGTCTTAGACATTTCAAGTGCTTCTTTTTCAGTAAATCCAAACGAGTTAGACATAGCACCAAAAGTGCCCATGAATTTCTTAGCCATAGTCTCACTAAGGCCAAAAGATTCCATTGCACTTTTAGCAAAATCATCAGCGCTTGCAGACATACTTGGAAATGCAGTATCAACAACATTTTGTACCTCTGTTAAATCAGAACCTAATTGCAGACAAGAACCCATAAAATCAGTAACAGCTTTAATTGAAAAAGCTGCAGCTGCCATTTTCCCAATTCTTTTAAAAGACGAATTAAAAGATGATTCAAGCATATTGGAACCTGAATCACCTAACTTTTTTATTTGACCTTTATAATTTTTGCCATTGATGACAATATCAACACCAATGGCACCTACACTATTTGGCTTCCGCGTCACCTCCTGCTAGTTCCTTAAACATATTCTTGAACATTTCGATTGCATCTTCTGCTTCTTTTTTGTCCATATTCTTAGCTTTACGATTACGCCATTCACTGCGTATACGTTTCTGCTCAGTGGTAAAATTCTTGATAATATTTTTATCTTCCTCACTGCGAATTCGTACAATATTTCCTAACGGTGTATCTGGCATTATTCCTGATAAATAGGAACAAAATTCATCCCATGGCATATCATCTATCTGTCTTAAACGAATACCATACTGTTTAAAAAAACTGGCTTCTATTAAAGACCAGTCATCAATAATATCATAATAATCATTACTGCTATTGTTGCTTTTGAAATCGTTTTTCTACATCCTCAAGTTCTTCATCGTTTACCGCTGCCATTAGGGCAAAAGCAATCGTCTCGTATGCTTTAAAGTTTAATTTCATATCTTCTAGCTTTTTAAACTGCCTTTTTCCTAATAAAATTTCTATCATTTTATCTGTTCTTTCAATGCTATTTAATGATTCATCTTTCATCACTTGATTCATAATTAGAATATTTGTCTTTTCATCATTGATAGTAAATTCCGTTCCACCTATCTTGATAGATGGTTTTTCATTGCTAAGTTTGTTCGTTAAATCTATATGTTTTGCCATTCATAGGTCCTCCTTGTAATTTTATAAAAATAAAAGAGGGAATATATCCCTCTAAGCTGCTTCTGTAAATGTTGGCTTTCCATTTGACATGACTTCAAACTCTAATGGACCTACACCTGTAGAGTCACCAGCACCAATATTCGTTACATTGATGATTGCTTCAGCAATTTCTAATTTAGAGCCATCTGGAAAAGTCCATTGGAACGGTGCTTCTGCATCTCTTCCATTTTTGTTATACATAGCCGCAACTTGATCATTTCCTGTATCACCGATATTTCTTTTTCCTGTTACAGTAATAGTCAATGCCTTTGCTGTCATCAATCTACGTACCCAACCTTCTGTTTCAAATGGTGTCCATTCTTCAACACCATTATCAAAGCTGACTGAAAAAGATTCCATATCTGCGATGGAATTATAAGTTGTAGTTTCGCCTGTTTTACTGCCAATTCCAAACTGATTTTCATAGCATGGATATACTCCTGTTCTTCCTGCCATATTTAAATCCTCCTATCTTTCATAATAAAAAACTGCATTGATTACCATTTCATAGACCCCCTTGTCATCAGTGTCCACGTTTACTGGTCCGCATTCAAGCAGTTCAATGTATTTAATTTTAATATCACCAATCATAATATTGGTTTTAGCTTCCATTTGTTCATATAACCGATTAGAAGCCTCCTCGGTTTTATCCTGATTCTTATCCCAGTGAATTAAAAAAGTTACTGCTTTTTGTCTATATGAGGTATTAGCCAGACCGCCTAAAGCAACGTAAGGTGCAAGTGCTTTTTTAGCATTATAGACGCCAATAGATTTATCATTCTTGTTATCGAGTTTACCGATATAGAAATGTTCAGCACCAGTATCAAGGGTTTTTACCCAGTCCTTTATCTGTTTTAAAGATAATATCATTTTAATCTCCTTTTCAACAGCTTAGAAAATGCATCAGGAACAAAATTTTCATACTGACCGCCCTTCATCCACGGTTCAAGCCATTTGCCGCCAGCAAAGCTATTATTGATTGTCTGGAAGTCATATTCTGGATGATAATAAAGGCGTCTTGCTTGTGGAGAAGTGGTAATCAAACTTACAGAGCCTTGTTTGCTGTTAGAATAGTCCACAAAAGTGTTTTCGTTTTGCATAATTCCCGTGTCAAAAGGCATTACTTCAGCATTAACAACTTCGGTATGCAGTGCTTCACCTGTTTGTTCTAGTGCAATTTGGATATCTTTATCGAATTCTTTTATCTTAGCTTTATAAAATTTAAAAGCCATTACTCAAACTCCAGCAATGTATAGTTTACCGTTCCATCAGGATTGCGGGCCTTGGTCCCTTTGTATAGTTTTCTTTTCACCCCAAACACTTCAGCTTCACCACCGCTAATCACCGCTAGATAAGGCGCAATATCACCATTAAAATAGGCTTTACCGCTCAGCGTGATAAGTTTCTGTTCAGCAGTAAGAACCTTATAGGCATTATCCTGAAAGTTACATTTAAAATCATCCTCTAAAACAATAACTGGTTCACCCTCTTCAGACAGTCCCACATCTTCTATCTTTATATGAATCGGTGTAATACAAATCTTATCAGGTACTAAGCTCGGCCATTTCAATAATAAAACGTCCTAACACATAGACCCGTTTGAGCCAGAATATTATAAAGATCCAATGGGATCGCTATCCCATTTACAATCTTTACATTCCAGCTTTCACCAAAATTCATACTCACACCATTTATTGCATATGAAGATAATACACTCTGCAGCACTTCACTGTTTTCATACTCGAACTCTGCCAATCCTGCAATTACTTCTTTTACAGTTTCTTTCCTAAAATCAGTTAACGCATCAATATTAGTAATCCTGTTAAACGTTAATGTATCGATATGCCGACTAGCCTGTCTCAAGCATTTTGTTATTTCTGAATTAGGAATTTTGCTACTGGGACTTAGTCTGTAAAATTCCTCAACACCAAGATGTGGGGTATACATAAGTATCACCTACTCTCGTTTTCCTTGATTAATGCAACGATCGTATCAATAGTCATATCTTCTGTTGCTTCAAGCCCCATCTCTTTTGCTTTAGCGATCAACTCGCCTTTGTTCATCTTTGACAGCGATTTTCCTTTGTGGTTTCCAGATTTTTCTAGTTCTACAATCTTTGCTTTTAATTCTTCATTTTCTTTTTTAAGCACAACATATTTACTGTACTCAATCTTTTTCAAAGGTGAATATTCTAAAAGACTCCCCTCGTCATCGTAGATATCATAGCCATCAGCTAGATAACTTTTTTTTGAGCTTCTACAATACGATAAACCTTATTGTCTTTTTTTGCTTTCATCTAAATACCTCCTATGCACTTTCTGCTTCAGCGTGAATGATACATCCTTCTGCTAACATACCGTCTAAAGCAAACGTTCCATTGAAACGTCTGTTTTGATATAAATAGTTATCTGCTGTACGTGAATCATGACCAGGTGTAAATACATTAATATAAGAATATTTAACTCGTGATACCTGTGCCTCTGGATCGATTAAGATATAATTAATTTGTTTACCTGATGCATCAACTTGATATCCTTCAGTAAAATCAAATGCAGTTTTTAATCTACTTGATGGTACTGTTTTGATTTCTTTAATATCATCCAGTGAATGGATTCTACGATCAAGTCCATTAGAACCGCTACCAACATTTAAAGTTCTTTGAATGCCTTCAGCATTTTTTAAGATTCTACGGTATGCAGGTGTACAATATAAAATCACTCTTTCCAACGGAACTCCCGCTTCTTCCATAGCTTCTAGATTAGCATCAAAATCAGCTAATACATTAGCTTCAGTTAAAGCAACTGTTTTAATTTGTGCCCCTACACGTTTAGCTTCACTGTATAACTTTGAATATGTATAACAGTCTAATTCTGGCATAGCCTGTCTACGTTCAAAACGTGCCTGAATATTTGCGATAGATATAATTTGATTAGTTTCATCTACATCCATTGGATCAATAAAAAATTCAATATCTCTATCATGATCTAATGATTTTTCCTCCCAATCGTTACCATAAGTTCCTGTATTAAAACCTAAAGTAGCTCGATTATGATCTTTATATCCGCTTACTGTTACTTTTGGTAACTTGATTGTTTTTGCTCCACGGATCTGGATGTCTGGATTTGAGTTGAATAACGCTGACGATGTCAAGTCGTGATCATACATTTCCAAAATCTTAGTAGCAAACTGTGTTACATAATTTAATGCTGCCATTTATTGGCCCTCCTTCATTTTTTTCTATTTTTTAATTCCAAAAATACTGTTTAGAGCTTCTTCTACTCCATGTGTATTTCCGTTATTGCCTGGTCCCCCAATCTGTTGAAATCCATTTTGGCCACCATTAGATCCACCTGATTTTATTTCAGGAAACGCCTTAACGATATTTTCAATTTCAGTTTTAAAAACATCTTCTTCAGCAAGGCTGCCATCTTCTTTAGCAAGTTTAGATTTATCTACTAATTTAGCTAAAAACGGAACTTTTGAAGCATCAATACCTTGAGCTAAAGCTAGCTCATTCATTTTTGAGCTAATATTCATGTTTAGAATTTGTGCTTTAAGCGCTGCATTTTCCTGTATAGCAGTTTGTGCTTGTAACGCTGCCTGATTTTCCTTTTCAGTTTTCTGCTGTTTAAATAACTCTGCCGCCTGATTTAATTCCTCACCAGTCAATCCTTGAGTTTTTAAATAACCCTTTAAAGCACTTTCTTCTGTGGCTGATGTCCTTTTAGAGATTACATCAGCTATTTTTTCATAATCAATTTCTACTGTTGTTGAGGTACTTGGTGATGCTGGAGGCGTACCTTCCCCCGCTCCTCCATCCCCTCCTTCAGCGAATAATTGAATGTTTAATGGATACTTAAATAATTTTGTCACGTTGTTTTCCTCCTATTTTACGTGTGGCACACGAAATATCCCGTTTTAGGTGTGGCGCACCATACATACAGTTTTATGTCATGTTGAGGACATAATAAAAACGACTTACTTTTCAGCAGCCGCTTTATCAACTTTATTAACTTTTATTTCTTTTACCAAACCTAAACCAATCAGATGTTTGCCTCTTTTATCTTCAACATCAAGGGTTTCATCTTTTTTGATGTACTCTTGCTCAACTCTGTCGAAATACTCATGAACAGTGCATTTTACTTTCAAACTACCACCTCCTTAATAGATTTCATTTTTCTTCTCTTTTCAATCCTTTAACAAATTCCAACAAATCAGGGATACTATCATCATTGCTGGCAATATCAATTTCATGTTCTCTATGTTCCTCATCTCCATGAAAAATAATATGACCATCTTTATTTTTTAGCAATTTATACTTATCTTTTTTTTCTTCCATACTGCCACCCCATACTTTTTGATAATGTTTTTAAAATCTGATGTTTTGCCTCCGAATAAGCCATGCCAGTATCTTTAGCCAGATTTATAACTTGGTTTTCAGCAGCCCTCTTAAAGTCTACTATTTCATCATTGTTTTCAAATCTAATTCTACTACCTTTTGGTGTAGAAAAAAAGTATTGAAAATTATCTTCGGTTTGAACAATGGAAATTCCTATTGGATCCACAATGTTATGAGTAACTATATCGCTGAATGAAAAAGGATTATTACTAGGATGGGTGTGTAATGAAAATAATGTATTATCTTTTGCCGAATCGATAACTTTTAATTGTTCTTTTGTGGGTTCGGAATATTTTTTGCTTTTTGAAGAACTGAATCCACCTAATATTTTGCCAGTATTGATATCAGCAAAAGCCAGACATTCCGAACCTGTCTGTTTGCTTCGTGACACTAATTCATCAAAATTTTTATCTATTTTTTCCTGAACTTCTTTAGATAGAATTAATCCCTTTGGTAAATCATCAGATCTTTTAAATGAATTGAGAATATCTAAATCACCGTTATCTTCAAACAATATTTCTTTTTGTTTAGCAATACTATTAATTCTAACTTTTTCTCTTGCATAGTTTCTATGCATTTCAGGGTGTTTCTCGATAAGCTGACGTTGTCTAGCCTGCCATTCAAGACGCTTTCTCTTATATTTGGATTGATTATCCCTATCAAGTGAATTATTCTCTAAACGCTTATATTTTCTTATCTGGCGTTCATTATAGCGCTGTGTAGCAACCAAATCACTGTTTTCACGAGTTTTCTTTACATCAGCAGCTTTAGGGATTGTGGTTATCCCTTCAAAATAAGTTGTGATAATATGCTTGCAGTTAGGGTGGAATAATCCACCAGCAATCGCTGTGCTTAATAACGGGTATCCGGTTTTCTCAGCTTCTTCAGCAGTACCACCTGAATAGACATCATCTATATAGACTTTACCCTGCCACGGCAAGCAAGTAGGACTACATGCACCATATCGACTGACAAGAACAGTATGAATACCCCACTCATCTCTTTTAGTACCCTCACCGACAAGGTATGCTTTCTTATTGGCGTTACGAATTGCCATTTCTGCATAAGTATCAATACCAACTCTACGGCCATTCTTGTACTCAATACAATTAATACCCTTCGCTAAAAAGTCTTTTGTGGCCATATCAATCGCTTGATCAACCGTTATTGTTCCACTATTTGCAAAAACTTGAGCTCTGTAAATAGTTTTGCGATATTCGTCATCAGCCATTCTAAGCATTGCAGAAGACGCTTTTTTTAGATCTTTTTCAGTTGCATTAATAATTGCCTTTAACTTCCTATCGTTGATACTAAAAAAAGTACTACTAATCGCTTTTGTAGGCTTTCTTATACTAAATCCATTTTTAATAGCTTTTAATATCTCAGCTTCCTGTTTTGTGTTTGCTGACTGAACAGTTCTTTTTAGAAGCTCCTCAAGTTTTAGTTTGAAAGTATTGTAATTCTTATTTACATACTTTTTATTTGAACGCTTAAAGTCCTCTAAAGCTTCAAGTTGGAGCACTTGCCACGCTTCCCAGTTAAACCCTTCTTCTTGTTCCCATTTTTCATGTCGGGCTAAATTTCTGGTCATTGAAGTAATCAGATATTCCTGCATTTCATTAAAAATACGGCTGATATCATAATCGTTCATGACCAAACCTCCTAAACTAATTTTCTAACATAGTAGCACTTATAGCCTTTTCTATTCCACCGCTGGACCTCGTCAAGCAGTTCTACAGGATTTTCAAATCCATCTTTACGGCATTCAAAAACACCTTTTTTTTCAATACCGAGGATTATATTTTTTCTTTTAAATTTCTTCTTAAGCTCACGTACAAAACCTTTAAACTCATTTTTTCCCATTTTATATGTATGACCGTTAATTAACACTATCATCTATATCTTCCTCCAGATCATCTACATCAGGAACATTCATTCCAGGTTCTTCTATATCATCAGCAATTCCCTGTTGTTCTTTTAAACGTCTGACTTCTTCGTCTTTCCATTCTTTATCTTTTGAATCGCCATACATTTCCTCAACTGCTGCTTCAATCGACATCACGGGTTGTCCAGGTCTTGCTTTTGATACTGTCTCTACAACCGCCTCAAAGCTTGGGTTAGCATATTCACCAAATGATACTTCTATATCTTCAGATTTGCGAGGATCCTTTTTGTTGAAAATATCCATAGCCTGCAATGTGGTATTAACTACATCAGGAATCACCTTTTCTAATGCCTCCACAATCTTGCCACGTGTATAAAGCGTTGTTTTTTCTTTCTCACGTTGAGCCTCAGCGTTATCTAACTTTTTAGTATCAATTCCCAAAGTACTCGGACTTATAAGCCCCTGAAGACACTGATCAAGAAAAGTCGTATATGACTGAATATAACTTTCAACTGGTATGTCAGGTTGAACTACTTCAATTTTATCTTTTGCATCTTCTTTTCCAGTATCACCAGTAGCAATGAATCTATTGTCAAAGTCATTTGCTTTCAAAACCTTACCGGTTGTTGGGTCTCTTGGAAGGAGTCCATCAGGAATATATTTAGTAGCTCTACCAGATCTTACTGCATCGGCCCATTGTGATATAACTTCATCCAAAGCATCAAAACTGTCATACTTATTTTCAAAAATAGATTTACCACGATGTACCCACTTTGCTGATCTGTAAATCTTAAAAGGAACTGCCAAATTAACAGTTCCTCGGCTTATAACCTCGCCATCTTTTTCCTTATAACCCGAAAAAGCAAAATCAGCTACATTTTCCATTTGAGCAATTGAGTACAAATCAACCTCTTTACCAGAACGGGCCTCTACCAGCTTATTTTTAATATAGCCATAACCATATGTTTCATAGTGAATATATTTTTTCTGATTAGCCTCATAAACGTTCTTAAAAACAGTCTCAATGTAACGGCCTCTTTTGTAAACAAACTCACACTGATCAGCTGAATAAAACTCAATAATTGGATATTCGCTTATTGATGTATCGAAACTGATTTTAAAAGCACCATCACCCTGAGATAAAGTATCAATAACCGCCTGTTCAATAACATCATAAAAATTATTATCGTTTGATATATTATCCCAGTCAATTGAACTGCTGTCTGGTGTAATCCCATTTAAATCACGAATAACAATACCTGATAATGTATTTATCATTAACGCAGGCAATCCAGAATGAATTTTTCTAATTTTTATTTCTGGAACAGCACTCCAAAAAGTCGAATTATTATCTTCTATCTGTTTATAGAATTGACTCAACTCATACGGATCACCACGATACCATATCCTATTCCTAATTGTGTTTGTATCAAAGTTATACAGCTCAGTAATATTAAACTGTGTATTTTGTGCCTCGTTTAAATCAAGCCATCCTTTAATCATATTCTTGATTGCACCTCCTATTCTACTCACTTAAATCACTCCTTATCAATCAATGGATTCACTGTATTTATTTCATGCTTGTATGGTAACCAACCATATTGGCTACCATTAATCGTATGATCATTTTTATCTTCAGGTGCGTATTCATCATCTTTCCATGAATAAACTCCCAGTTCTTTTATATGTTCTTTGCAATGATCAACTACCAAATAATTTAAATTCTTTATCCAGTCCTGCATTAATTCGATACGTGTTATTATCAAAGTTTTTTTCCATGCATTAGCAAGATTAAAAATAGATCCTTTTAACCGTTTGAATTTTTTCCACTCCATCATCGTAGCCTGATCGGCATTATCAAGAAAACTGTTTCTAGCAAAACCCCATTTACGCTTATTTCTTTCAAGAAACGCTATCAGGTTCATAATATTATCACTTGGAGCTATGGGTTTTTCAATCATCTTATTGTTGTAAACTTCTTCATCCAGAACAATACACTTACCACATTCAGTAATACCGATAAATATGTAAGTAATGGTATCTGGACTGTTTTGTGAATATGCAGTATCAATACCGCATGTATAACGTTTAAATCTGTACTGTCTAGCCTGTTCCTCAGTAAGGATATTGTCCTTACCAAACTGAGCAAACACAAGTCCAGTAGCCTTACCGCGCAGTCCCTGGATCTTATTCTTAAACATTTTAGTTCCTGGAGGTACTGAATCAATCTTGATTTGAATCTGTTCCTGAGTAAGAGCAGCGTTATCGTAAAAAGTAAAATACCAGTGAATCCAGCCTTTTACTGGAGGCTCATTTAATTCTTCCAGTAACTCTTTGGGATAGTCCTTGATATATCTTTTCAATGGTCTGCTGCGATTGATAAATTCTTTATATACATCAAGCGATGGATCATCAGGGTTTGAAGTAGTCATCATGTATTCACAACGGTGAGTTATCTCACGCATAAACTCCATGTCAGCAATATTGACCTCATCGACATACACGCATCCAACCTGACCTCCTAACACCTTTTGCCATCGCCTTTTATTGTCGTATCCGCATATATAAATAATCTTAGTTCCTCTTGGTGTCCTATACTCAATATGTGGCAATCCAATTTTCCCATGACCTCCTGGCCAGTATTCCGCCAAGCCATCCATTTCATCAATTAAACCATGCTCAGCATTGATAACATTTTTTTCAACAGTTCCTTTATCAGCTCCTGCAATGATATGAAACTTGATATCACTGTCTGCTACCCGCAACATAAATTTAATAACACCAACTGTTGTTTTACCTGCAGCGGTTGTTCCTTCTAAATACTCCCTAGGAGCTCTTACGGTTAAAAAATCAGCGAATTTTGGACTTAGAACAAGTGACATTAAATATCATCATCCTTTAAAGGTTTCATCTGCTTTAAAAGTTCATTGATTGCATCAAGTTTCTTTTCCTCACCTTCATTTTTAACTTCAAGTTTATCATTGTACATTCCCAGATGTCTGTTAAGCATATCAAGACTCTTTGTCTTGTCATAAAATTTAACTTCTCTTTCAACTATCTCACCATCTTCGGTAGGAATTGTTTTAACCTTTACACTGGCTATCGCTGCCAGATCATCAAGTGAGGCTTCATCAATGACTGTTGCTTCATTAAGACTGATTACATCAGCAGGATTAACAAATGCAATTCTTGCAATTTCTCGAAGGACTCTATCCTGAGTAATACCAGTCCTCTTAGAACGTTCTGCCATAGCTCTATCAATGGCATCTTTAACATGACCACCCTTTAACATCCTGCAAGCTTGCTCAGCTGCGGTTTTTGGACTGAATCCCGCCCGTATAGCGGCCTGAGTTCCGTTTAGATCAATTAAATATTCTTCTACAAATCTTTCCTGCTTCTCTGTCATAGTGACACCTCACTTTCTAAAATCAAAAAAGCGAACCAATGTCCGCTGTTTATATTTATTTGGTTGCAGGAGGTGGAATTGCACCACCGCCTCCGGGGGAAGATCCCGACAAGCTGCTACTGCTCTATCCTGCCATCCACATAAAGCGACACCATAGAAACAAATTATATTTATACAAAGGGGAGGCGTTATTGACTAGCTGGTGCCGCTTTATCTAAAAACTCTTCCTTTTTAACGCCTTGGCGAGTCGAGCAATGGCGAAAATAAAAAAGCTCTGAGAATTGAGCTTTTTTACTAATTTTTATAATCAAGAAAGGGACGAGAAATGAAAAATTATCTTGGGATTGTGTGTTCCTTAACCAAAAGACCACATTAACATAATAACACATATAGAATAGCAATGTGTGCCATTTACTGCCAATCTTTCTATAAATTAATTTGCCTTATTCCCAGACTATGGTAATTGCGAATCTGAGAATAACTATAGCTCATTAATTTAGCAATTTCTTGGTATGTCTTAAATTGCAAATATTTATAACCAATCACTGATCTTGCTTTTAAATCTGGAATCGCATTGATACTGTCTTCGATTTCTCCCATTTCGTTCATCAAACCGGTCTTTTCCGCTAGATACTGCTCAATAGACTTATGACCGCCTGATGACGGACCATACTTAATCGCCTTGATTCCCAGCATCTGATTATCTATGAATATGATCCTATCGTATTTATCTCGATAGGATTTCAAATACTGAACTTTTTCATTGTAATCCATCATCTTCCTCCTATTTCTTTTTGCTTCTTTTTTTATCAAAATAAACCGCATAGCAAATCAACATTGCTAATTCGCAGAGTAGGGTTGCACCTACTCCGCACCAGAACTCACTTATGTACATTAATTTTCACTCCTTTCATGCATAACCGCACATTTTACCAACTAAATATATTTCGTGTTTACAGTAGTTGTTATAACGATAAATTTTACCGCATAACGGACTTTCAACGATAATTAAGTAGTGCCCGTCTTTATTTAAACCGTCTAATAATTCCTTTAAAGAAAAATACGGTTGTTCTATAAGTAGCTCATTATTTTTAACTACATCATCTTTGGATAAATCAATTATTAAAACACTTTCCATTCCAGGTGGACTAATTAATATGTCCGCTGGATTAATTTCTAACCTTTCCATTTTTTAATAGCTCCTTGTTTTCATATATGTTTTCCAATTACTTCTATTTCTTTATCGTGCTTATTTACATTCACCTTCAACGGACACCAGCGGGGAAATCTGCAACCAAGCTGATACTCGACACATTCTTTTACTAACCTGGGCCCTAAAATATTATCTGGATGACAGCAGTAATAGCCGTTTACTTTGCTTTTGGATTTTTTATAATCTATGTGCTTACATGTATTACATTTCACTGCTTTTCCTCCTGTATTCCCTTCTGATATTTATTCATACGATATCACCTCATGCTTGTAGAAACGATTTTCTTCGAATTTTTTAAATATAACTGGGTGGCTGAAAACAAATAAAGTCTTACCACTTTCGGATTCATCTAATTTAAATATTTCGAAATATTCTTTTACTATGTTATCCCACACCCACATATCCTCTTTTAAATCTTCGAATTTTAAAGGCTTATTATCATCTTTACCCCATTGTAGCAATAATTTCATGTGTTGTTTTTCTAACTCGTTATGTTTTCTAATTAATTCAAAATATTCATCTATTAATCGTTCTATTTTACATAGAGCCCTATAATCCCCTTTATACACCGGCTTTTCACGTAAATAATATGGTTTAGCAGTAATCCCGTGTTTCATATGCCACCTTGAATAAGCACCTTTGATTAGATGCTCTAATGATTGTTCACAGTCTTCTTTAGTCAAATTCATTTTATCCACCCCAATTCTTCGCATTGCTTATTGATTGCTTTTAATGTATCCATATATATTATCGTATTGCCTTGTGGATGATTGTCATTATATTCTTCATATTCTTCTATAATAATTCGTTTTCCCACCTCGACAAAAGTAAGCATTGTGATATACCCACCATCATCTTTTTTATAAGATAAGCATGGTTGATTTTTAATTAATTCAAATCCTAATTCCTCAAACATTTCTTCAGCGTTCATCTTCACCACCCCATATCTCTGTTCTATACATATAAATCTTAACTTTTCTTAACGTGTTTACCTCCAAGATATCTATCTTCATTATCTGCAATATGCAGATACTTTTCTAAACTTAGCCCAGAAGCTTTCCAGCGAAAGTAACCGTATTTAGTCTGTCGGCAATTGGCTTGCCTATAAACACAAGTTTTAATGCTCTGGGCTTTTTTATATTTTTTTAAATCTTCTTGGGTTATTTGCATCATTTATCTTTTGCAACTACGCAGCATGCCAAAATTTCATCAATTTCCCACAACTCACCTTTTTTGATAAATTTAAAGGTACCATAGCAGGAACAATCTGGCTTTTCTGCCGTCGGCCAATAGATACCCTGTTCAAATTTGGGATTCAATTTATAGAAGAAAACGAAATCGTTTTTATCTTCTTTTGCTAAATAGCGATACCCCTTAGAATACACCAATTTTAGGGTTTCGTGTTCATACAGCGTAAGCGGTATCTTATCCACATATTCGTCTAATAAACTTAGTAACACTTCATTAATGTTCTCACATTTTGAGTTAAATATTTTTTCATTTATTTTGCAAAAGAGTACTGGGTAATCTGTCTCTTTTTGTATTAGGTTTATTAATTCATCTTTATATTTTTCAATTACTAACATTTTTTATCCTCACATTTCTTTCAAATTGTCTACAATACTATTTCATCAAATATGCCACATCTTATTAGAACTTTAAATATTTCTTCTAGCACCGGTACGCAAATACTATTGCCAGCTAAATATGATATTTGTTTATCTGTTATACCATTATTTTTTATTCTAAAATAGTCATTGTCCTCAAACCCCATTAACCTAAAATGCTCCTTTGCAGTTAATAATCTTAATTGATTATTATAATAAATTGCTTGTCTTGGTTGAGTTGTTAATGTCTTAGCTACTTTGTTTCCAACTCTACCTCTACGTGTTTTAGAGTTAGGAAACTCAACATTGATAGTATCAAATTCGTTTACGACTTTATATCCTAACTTTGTAGCTTCCCTAACGCAAAGGTGATCATCTTTTTTAAAGAATATACTTAATTCATTGTCTGTAAGTCTGTAATCATCAAATTCTACATCATAATCTAAATAATATCGTATATCTTTACTTAATGGTTTTGGCTCAGGAAACTTAAATTCATTGTCCTCTAATAAACTAACAACATATAATCTATCTCTTGCTTGTGGAATGTTATAATCACTGGCTTTAAGGATTGCTAGATGGTTTGTGTATCCAAGCTAGATGTTTCATTTAAATAATGTTCTAAATGGTGTTTATGGCGTTTTGACGCAAGATTAGGAACATTTTCCCATAACAAAACTTTAGGAAGCCTGTTAAGCTCTTTTTCAATTATCTCTAATGTTCTTTCAAAAAGTATAGACCGCCCCGTTTTTATGTTGTTAAGACCGTTTTTAGAAAAATCTTGACAAGGTGAACCATGCACTAGAATATCGACATCTAAATTCCAAGTTTTTATATCTTGTGGCTTGTGATTATTGTTAAAAATACTATCGTACGCTTGTACCGCACATGGCAATATTTCTACATAATCTATACTTTTTATATCTATACCTAGATTTTCTAACGCTTTTCTAGGGGCTCCTATTCCTCCAAAAAGTTCTAACAGTTTAATCAAACCAAATGCGCCCCTAAATCTAAACGTTTCTTAGTTCCTAATGTTACATACCCATGTTTGCAGTAATCTTCAATTACGCAAGTTATCTCTACATGGATAAATCGCCCTGTATAATCTTTTTTATATTCTTCTAGGCATAAAATGTCCCCCACTTGAAAATCACGATCGTTTTCTCTAATTTCAAAATTTTTCATACCTTGAAGTTGTAAATCAAAGTATCTTGGTTTGGTTTTTAAATTAATAATTTTCATGTATATGCTCCTTTATTCAAATTGCTTTAAAAATTTTACATCTTCATCACTCAGATTTACATCTAATTTATATAAATTTTCGGTCTGCCCTTGATAATCTGTTTTTAAATTGTTATAAAGTGCCATCTTAAAATAAGAAAACCGATTATTTATTGTTTTATTTTCCATCTGTTTTAATACATATTCACTTTTTATAGCTACATCAACTGCATCGTACATTTCTAAACAGTCTGTAATAACATCATCGAATATTGTAATTTCTTTATCGCTTATTAAACTGTTATTAAACAATCTTTCTGTTATGTAATGCACATTACTGTTGGCTATATCTTCTACTGTTTCTTGGTTAAATGGTATGGTTTTTATTGGTTGGGTAGTTGGTTTGATATCTTTATAAACATTTTTAAACCCATACCCAACAACAGTTATTACTGTGTATTTGTTGGTTGTTTCGATGGTTATATCTCCACTTTTTTCTAGGTTAGCTATTGCAGTTCTAATTGGTTGCCTTGTTAATGTTAATGCTTTCATCAATTTTGCTACCGTTGTGACGAAACTACCACGTTTAACTGTAATACCTTTCCATTCTCTATCTTCCCAATTAGCAACTAATTGGCAATGTATGTATAGAGCTAAACTTGGTGCATGGCTATACCACTTTCTTTGCATTATGTTTCTGTCTATATTAACCCAGCCATTGCTTTTATCCATTGTTTACCTCCTTTAGGAAAGAAAGAGTAACAACTACTCTTTCTTTAGATCAATCATAATTGGCTCTTTCGGTGGTTCTATCTCACCGTTTAAATTTATTTGCCCAGTTAATACACTTGATGGTTCTTGTAACACAAACCCTAATACCTCTCCATTTTCATCACGTTTGATTTGATTATAAACGTGAATATCCTCGGTTTTTTTAGGACTTAACTTAGATGTTATAGTTGGTTTGATATCCATTTCTTTCTTATCGTTTTTTGGTGTAAATTTAAGTTTTAACGTTATTTCACGTGCTTTATCGTCGGTTGCTACATCAGCTAGATTAACCATCACCTTGGCTAATTCACAATCTAAATCTCTAACTATGGAACCGTTATTTATATCTAATATACTTCTTGTGTACTTACTTTCCATTTTTCTGCTCCTTATAATGCTAATACAACTTGTCTTCTAATTTCTTCTGGTAGTTCAGCCTCTAAAAACTGCTTGATTAATCTTTGTACTTCTTTTTCAAAATATCCTTTATCTGCAACGAACAAAGCGCATCTTCCACTATCGTCTACACGCAAATTAAACTTACGTTCCACTTGGATTAATTCGGGATATGTTGCTACAGGAATTAATTTAACAATTGGATTGATAGTAACCTGTCCCGCTCCGCCTGTGAAAGCATCGCTTTCTACAATGATTTTTTTACCAATTCCATTATCTTGCTGATGGACTGTCTTAGAATTGTATAAATTACTAATTGTATTAATTAATGCATTTGAATTTTCGGTAGGTACATAGCAAGTGTTAATGTTGATGATCATGCTTTCGGGACTTACAAATTGATTCAAAATTAAATCTGGCACAATCGGGTTACATCTAATTAATTTTTGCCGAGTATAAGTATCATCTACACTTGTCCTTACAGTGATTTCATTTCCTGTTGCTTCGATGATAAGTGGTAATTGGATATTTAATTTATCGGCTTCTACGTTGATATAAGATTTAATCATTTCTACTAATCCGTTTAATGAGTGAGTTTTAATATAATCAATATCGGGTGTAGTCACTCTATTCAAGCGAGAGCCGAACTTTGTATAAAGCATCTTTTTAATTTCAATTTGTTCTAATTTATTTTCTTCTTTTGCGTTTACTAATTCTTCAATCTTTTCAATAGCTTTTCTGATCATTTTGATTTCCTCTTTCTATAAATAATTTTTATGATATCTCCTAAACCACTCGTTAAGAGTGTGAGACTCTAAATATTTGGCTTGTGCGACCTGTTTTAGTCTAATCCTAGTTTTTATACTCCTGTGTGCTGAATGAGGCGCTACACGATGGCAATTAACGCATAGCCACACCTTTAGCCCATCCTGTTCACATTTTTTTCTATCACCCCCGTTCAAACAGTGATGTTCTTCTAAATTTAAATTTGTACCGCATAGATAACACTCTTTATTATCTTGTATTACTGTTTTCAATAATTTCTACCTCAATCCTTGGATACTCTTTATCAACTCTTACATCGTGCTCCAATTTATTTATGTACTTTTGGCTATCATCGATTAATATATTTTGCTTAACTAATGCATCTTGAATAAACTTTGTCGCAAATGTTATATTATCTACATCACGACGCTTATCTTTTTCATACCACGTTATTTTTAATCGGATAGGATAATTTTTTATTTTCTTTAACTTATACAAATTAATTGCTTGGGCTACTGCAGCTTCGTTTTTAGCTTTCATTTTGCTACCTTTATAGCGATTTGAACGGTTAGCTTTTGTATATTCGTTTAGCCCATCTAATCGACCACATATAACAAATTCAGCCATATATGTCACTCTCCAAAATCGGGATATTTAACTCGTTACACCACCTTATAGTTGTATCAAGTAATTTGTTCATTTCTTCAGTTGTGAATGTCGATGAACCATAGTAGCATTGAAAATATGCATAATCTTTGTTGGCATCATATTTAATCAACTTCACAACTCGAAAACATTTTTTAAGATCGTTCTCAGCTATAGCCAACACTTTTAAGATCTCATATTTTGCTTTAGTTTCATTTAATAATTTTATGTAAACGTCCATGTCATCTTCATCCATTTTTAAGGCTAGTTCATGTATAAGCGACCACAAATACGCATTTTGATTTAAAGACCTCTTAGACCTAGGCTTTTTTATTTCGAGCGAATACAACTCTTTTTCCAATTCTTCTGTATTAGCTTTAGAGTTGTAGTCACTTACTGCAAAAGTTATTTCTAAATCTCCCGTATCAGGGTTGATTACCCGATGCAGATATTTACTTAAAACCTTAATCAAAACTGAATATCCTCCTCCATGATGTCGTAAGTGTTAAAATCATTAAATTCATTTTGGTTTTGTTTTAAATCATCAAATCTTGGATCTTTAACATCATATTTACTCCGCAGCTCTTCTTTTGGTTTTGTTTCTAAAAATTGAACACTATCACATACAACTTCTACAACATATACTCTTTGTCCTTGAGCATTATCATAGCTCCGCGTTTGGATTCTTCCTTCAACACCAACTAAACTACCTTTAGAACAATATCTTTCTACATTCTCAGCTGGTTTACGCCAAACAACACAATTGATAAAATCAGTTTGTTGCTGACCGTCTCTAGATGTAAAGTTACGATTTACTGCTAAAGTAAATGATGTAACAGCATCACCTTGAGGTGTTCTTCTTAACTCGGGATCACGTGTTAAGCGACCTACTAAAACAACATTGTTTATCATATTAGTTACTTCCTTTTTTATTTAATTTAGCTTTATAGAAAGGACACCACTGTTTAACATTACAGTAATCATCACACTTTGTGTCCTGTCCTTCTCTAAATTCGATATAATGCTTGCTATCAAGATTTTTACTAGCGATATATTCGTTAGCTTCAATTTGACTTAAACATACCTTTAATGCGCTTTTTCTCCCCTCTTTCATTACTGCATATTTATCATCCTTATGCCATCGTTCAACATCTGTACACGGGATTAACTTATCGTCACTTAACGCTTCCTGTAATTTAATTTCATTGAATTTATTTTTAATAAATCTTTCAATTTCTTTAAAATCATTATCGCTAAATTCAAACGAAACTTTATGTACAGGAAATTGAGGATAACTTGTATCATATTTAGCTTTGGATTTAGAATGGTCTTTTAAAGTTGCAATTATTTCACCTTTGTTACACTCGAAACCAATCTTTTTTAACATATAAGCATACATTAATAACTGCTTGCGATAATCCTCCCAATCGTTATAAATAACTTTCCAAACAGTAGCGGTTTTATAATCTGTTACTTTCTTTTCTTTGGCATCATATAAATCAAAAATACCACTTAGTTTATATCCTCCATCTACATCTATAACAATTTTGTTTTCTTTTAACTGTTCTGCTTCCTCATCGGCATTTTCTAAAATAGAATGAACTGCAGTCCCAAAAATCAGCCAAATCATATCCGACACATCCCGTTCAATCTCATTATGGTAGCGTCTTTCCAAGACCGCTTCACACGACCCCTTTAAAAGTTGAGTCACTGAATACTGCTTATCCTTGTATTGGTACTCATGCTCTACCGCACTTACAAAAGGTGCGGGTAAATTGTTTACATTAGTTATTTTCATCTTCTCTCTCCTTATTTGATTTGAATTTTTTAATTATACATGCATATACAACATTTAGTTTGTAAATATCTTCCAATGGTGCTTTTATAATATCTTGTGTTGCTAAATCGGCATGTTTTAAAATCAGATCATTTAACTTTCCTCTAAAATCAATCCCTAAACTGTCCATTTCAGACACCAAGTTAGAATATTCTTTCATTATGGCACCTTCATCCAATTCTTTTTTTTGTGGTTTTTCATTCTTAGTATTTGTTTGTTTATGCAATTCATTTGTATCAGCATCTTTAGTATCGTCGATATTAAACAGACCGTTTAAAGCATATTTACGAGCATACGATGATGCAGCGCCTGTTATTTGACTATCATCCATACCCTTTTTAGAAATAGGTTCTCTAGCATAAGCGCAAGTTTCTATTTTACTATCGCTATCCCAATCAAAGATTATGCATATTGCTTTTAGGTAATTTCTATCGGCTACGCGCTCAATTTCATCATGTACAACTAATGTTGTACGATATTTTAAACAAATTGGCTTAACTGCTTCTAGAATATCTTCACAACTGCGGTATTTGTAACCACCAAATTTATTAAACTGCCCTTTAGGAGCTTTTAACTCATTTTGTATATGTGCTAATTTTTCATATACACACATTTTTTTCTCTACTGTTTCCATTTCTACCCCTTCAATTCTTCTACGATACTTTGGTAATCATCTATTCCATCTTTTAAAACATTCAACAGTCCCATAAAATTACTTGAATCATTATTTCCATATCCCTCATTAAAGGCTTCTTGGGCTACTTCTTGCATACAAGCTGTTATATCTTCATATGCTTCCATGTATTGTTCCAACTCTGCATACATAGATTTAAAATTTTCCAAAGTCGCTATTGCTTTTTCTAATTCTTTAGCTTTAACTAAATCACTTCTACTAAACGCCTTTCTTAGCGAGTATGTATCCGCATTTTGTAGACGTATATTATCGCTTAGTTGTTCTAATTCCATCTTTACTCACCGCCTATATGTGATTTTGCTAGTTCGATTGCTAGTTTGTATTCTTTAGCAAAATTATTGTTTTTGTGGGTTTGTCCCACTTTATCAGTAAATTCTTCTATATTTCCTCTAAAACATCCGCATTTAACGTAAATGTCATTTTCTTTAGTTTTAAAAAAGGTTGTAAAATCTTTTCGAGAACCTATAGGACCTACAAGTAAGTAATCAGCATTACCGTAGACCTCAGCATCACCGTAGACCTCAGCATTACCGCAGACCTCAGCATTACCGCAGACCCAAGCATTACCGTAGACCTTAGCATTACCGTAGACCTTAGCATTACCGTAGACCTTAGCATTACCGTAGACCCAAGCATTACCGTCTTGGCTAAGGTTGTCTTGGTTTTCTACATAACCACCTAATTCTCCTTTTTTTACATTTCCAAAACTTTCTAACGCTTCAATTCTAAATAGAGTTCTTCCAAAAACTTCTATTTTAATATCTGTTAATTTGTATTTCATTTTTATTAATTCCTTTCATTTTTTAAATTGATTTATAAAAGATGCACGTTAGTGCTTTTATCTTCTATCTTTTATCTAAAATCTTGTTAATTGTTATATCTTATTTGATATATGGTTAGTCACTTGGTTGCTCTGTTGGTTATTTAGTTGGTTAGGTTACTGTTTTAAATCCCCTAAACACTATATGTACCAATGACTTTATAAACATTATTGTTGGTTATTTATATGGTTGCTCCGTTGGTTGTTCTGTTGGTTGGAAAAAAAGCTATTTTTAGCTTATTTCAAAATATATTTTCGATTATTCCAACTATGGCAAAACCCGATAATATAATCATTACTGTTATTGTAAACACCCCTCGAGCGCTTAATTTATCCATTTGACACTCCTTTTTTATTAAGTTATAATTTGTTTGGTTATTTTTATTTGGCGACTTTGGCGAGTCGTCTTTTTTACTGCTTAGCAAATTCTATAATGTCTTTATTTCTAAATATTTCACACTCAAGATACATCCTGTAAGCACGTCTCATATGATTGTTAATTGTATCGTTTATTTCTTCTCTTGATGTACAAGCAAAATAGCCGCCAGTTCGTCCCGATACACTTCCGATAAAAATGGTAAATTTAGGATTGCATCTAATATTTTGAATAATCTTACGCATAGCTTTATCACTCTTTACCTGTTTAAAAATGCCTCTTAATTGACGGTTTTTAACCATGTTTTCTTTACCGACGTAATTGGCAATTATGTACCTGTATACTTGTTCTTCTATTTCCATCATATCACCTCTTTTAAGCTCCAAATCTTCTTGTTAGCCAATTATCCAACTTAGAAGTATCTATTTTCCACGGTGATGTTGCACCAGCTTTGTGTGCAGGAAAACCGCGTATTTTAGTATACTTTTTTAACTCCCATTCGCTAAAACCGAACGGCAATAGCTCCTTTATTGTCATGTAACGTTTAGGATAGCTATTATTTGTGGTAGTTGTTTGCATATTGTTTACCCTCCTTTGATATATTGTTTCATCTCGTGCTATAATTAGCTTGAAAGGAGATGATTTAATAATATGTATAAATATAAATATAAATTTGATTGTTCAAAACATGATATTGTCATTAATCTTCCTGAGCACATGAAGGACATTAATAATAATCACATAATGTTTATGCATCCATCCGAATCTTTCGGAGATACAATTGTCAACGTGAATTATGAAAACGGTATCTCATATATGCTCGTTAAAGCTAATAATGATGTTTTCGTTTGGTCGACTGACAAAATCATTCCAAGCGGTCAACCAAATCATTTTGTTTTCGAGATTGAGCCTCAAGCCTAATCCCTTTTTGACCAATATGGATTCCATGACTATGAAATTCATTTTTCTTAGATTGTTTCTTTCGCACAGAAGCAATCTTTTTCTTTAAATATCTAATCAATATTTTCACCCCTTTTAAGCTCAAATTGATAGTTAAACAGTTTGAATCAAATTCCTTTACTAAGTTGAGTAAATAAGAATGATCACAACAATTGTTAAAAATATAGTAATTATATCTATTACCTTATCTTCAACTTTATTTAATGCATTCATGAGAGATATAAATATCATTATTAAATCAATTAATAAAAACAAACAAATTAGAATATTTTTCATTACTTATCCCTTTCTTCATCGTCAGCTTATTTAGTATCTTCTTTTGATAAAGAATAGAATTTTTTATAGCCTTCATAAAATGCTAATGTAAATCCAAGAAATAACCATATAAACATCAGAAGAAAATACAGAATAGATAAAGCAGTATGAAAATAATTATGTGTTTGATTAAGGTATTCCATGCTTTTGATAATTCCCTTTCTAAATGAAATTCAGTATTTGTCATACAATTCATGAAAAATAAAATAGTTCCAGCAATTGGATACAAAGAATAGAAAACAATTCCAAAGAAATAGCTATTTACCAAGATTCTTATCCATATTGGTTTCATATGCTACTCCTTGTATAAATTATATCTTTCGCTTAAAGCGGAACAATCTGCTAAAAAAATAAAATCTATGCTAGTATGATATAGTTTTGCTAACTTATCTAAATTAGCCTTATCAGGAATAGTAATTCCACTTTCCCAATTTTGAATAGTTCTTTCAGTTTTACCAATTTTTTTTGACACATCACCGATAGTTAACCCACTATTAACCCTCCAAGCTTTTAAAGTTAACTGCATTTTTCTCACCTCCTACGCTTTTATTATACTCGCTTTTAGCGTGATGTCAACTTAAAACGGAAATTTTTTTCGCTTTTTTATTGTTCTATCCGCTAAAAGTGATAATATTTTATTAAGGATAGAGGTGACGTTTATGGATTCAAAACAACGACAAAAAGATATTTTTTCAAAAAATTTAAAATATCATTTAAATTTACACAAGAAAACACAAGCAGATATTGTTAATGATTTAGGTATAACCTCAAGTACTGTTTCAGATTGGGTCAACGCAAAAAAATATCCTAGAATGGATAAAGTACAAATGATTGCTGATTACTTAGGTATATACAAATCTGATTTAATAGAGGAAAAAAATGATTTGACACAAGAATTTGATAACATCTTTAAAATTGAAAAAAAGAAATTTCCTTTATTAGGCGAAATAGCTTGTGGCGAGCAATTTATGCTGATGAGGATAGAGAAAGCTATATAATGGCTGGTACTGATATACAAGCTGATTTTTGTTTAAAATGCAAAGGTGACAGTATGATAAATGCTCGTATCAATGATGGTGATATAGTTTTTATTAGGCAACAAAATATGGTGAATAATGGAGAAATAGCAGCAGTTATTATTGATAATGAAGCGACATTAAAAAGATTTTATTATTATAAAGAAGCTAATCTTGTTATATTGAAAGCAGAAAATCCAAAATTTAAGGATTTAGAATATAAAGATGAAAGATTAAATGAAATAAGGATTATTGGTAAAGCAGTTGCTTTTCAAAGTGATGTGATATAAATGCAAGAAAAAAGTAAATTCAATATATTCACCTACATTAAAAAACATCCTATAATTTTTGCTATTACATTGATTGTTATATTTATTATGGTACCTATTTCTTTTTATGTGGAAAATCCATGGGGAATCGGATTTATTCCAAGAGATGAAGCTGGTAATGTTTTAGGTTATTATGGAGCTATATTAGGTGGAGGATTAGCCTTATTTGGCGTTGCGTGGACTATCGTAGAACAAAAAAGCGATTTAAAAGAGCAGCAGAAACGTTTAGATGATCAAAGGCGTGATGATTTAGCAATACAATATAAACCACTAATAGAAATAGAAGATAACGGTTTAGAAGAATATAAATATAATCAAATTAAAATAAAAATGAAGCTTTCTAATATTGGTAGAGGTGAAGCATTAAATCTATTTGTAAAAATTTTCCAAGAAAATGGAGATAATTATTATATTTCTAATACCGATATTTTTTATAATATTTTCCCCTCAAAAAAAGATAAAGATATTGATTTTGTATTTACAAAAATCGATGCCTCAAAAGAATTTAATAAAGAGAAAGGAAAAATTTTAGCTACGTTACCTCTTGATGATATTGAATACAATTTTAAAGGTATAATTAACTACGATAATCCTTTTTCAAATAAACGATATATTTTAAACTTTTCGATTTTATTAGAAAAATTATTCCTAATGAACTTTTAGCAAAAAAAAATAACTATAACTATTCAAATAAAGAAATAAACGAAAGAAGAATTTGGAAATCTTTTGTTACTATGGGTGGATATATTGAAACCGAAATTCCAAAAAGGTAAACTATAATATTTTATTTATTAGACAATAAAGAAATTGAAAGAGATTATTTATCTAATTGCAGAAGAATTAAATAGCACAATCACAATAAACACACTTCATAGTGCAGGAAGGGAGAAACGGGGATGGATGAATATATTAAAGAGCGACTTAATGATCAAATACAGTGGTATAGTAAAAAATCAAAGTATTATAAACGTTTTTATTATGGATTTAGCATTGCATTATTAGTTATATCATCTATTTCATCAATAATTTCTTATTTAATTTTGAAATACAAACAATTAGAATTTTTACCTATCTTAAGTACAGTTCTAACAGCAACTATCCCTATCATTATTGGCATTGATAAACTAATGAAGTGTCAAGAACTTTATACAACTTATAGAGCAACTTGCGAACGATTAAAACAAGAAAAAATCCTGTTCCAAAACGGAGCAGGAGAATATGAAAATTTGTCTATTGAAAAAAGAAATATCTTGCTAGTTAATAGATGCGAAAGTATTATGTCACACGAGAACAGCAATTGGACACAATTAAACGAAAAGAAACAAAATAATTAATTTACCTTGAAATATGATTTTTCAAAAATATCAGGTTTACATGGGTAATATTCACCTTTTATTCCTTTTATTATAAAATCACCAATATCAGCTATATGATTTCCCTCAAGAGTTTGAATAATTAAATATGTTTGCTTTGGAACACATGATTTTCCACAAAACGAAATTATTTCTTGTGTATTATCACCATTCCATTGTATAGCTTCGATTGTAACAGGCTTCTTAGTATACTTATTAATCATATCGATCACCCTTTCAAGGTTAATTATATCAAATTTATTATAGAAAGGAAGTTAAAACTTATGCCATTATTAAAAACATATGATTTATTTATTAGTCATGCATGGATGTATGGCGATGATTATACTCGATTAGTCAATATGCTTAACAATGCATCATATTTTTATTTTAGAAATTACTCTGCCCCAGAGGATAAACCATTAGCATTATCAAGAACATATGCATACGATTACGAAATTAAACAAGCAATTGATAGAAAAATTGCCCCAGTAAATTGTGTTATTATTTTAGGCGGGATGTATGCTAAAAGAAAATGGATGCAGTATGAACTTGAAACAGCAAAAAGAATGAACAAACCTATTGTTGTTGTAGCACCATGGGGACAAGAAAAAATACCTATAGAATTGCAAAAATATCCATTAGTACGTTGGAATACAGAACATATTGTAGAAGCAATTAGAAATTATTCAATATAACAAAAGTTCGACTGCTGACAATAGCAAAGAATTTTATTTTTAAAAATTTGATTAGCTTTTACTTTCAATAAAAAAGCCCTCCGTTGGCGCGGAGAGCAGACATGAAACGCAAACAACTACCACATTATTTAGCAATCCATGTAGCCATATTTTAACATGGATTGTCTAAAAAAGAAAGGACTGAATTAAATATGGCTAAATATAAACAACGAAAAGATGGAAGATATGCCACTTCTATAACTCTAGGTGGTAAAAGATATCAGGTTTGTGAAAAAACTATAAAAGAAGTAGATGAAAAGCTTTTTCAAATAAAGTATAAATACGAGCAAGGAATATTAGTAAGAAGCAAAGAAGCAATATTTAAAGATTATAAATGGGAATGGTTTAAAACGAAAGAGCCACTAATTAGCGCTAAATCAGCGCAAAGTTATAAATCTCTATTGAATAATCATTTTATTGAAATTGATTATAAAAAAATAGCAGATATAAAGAAGACTGATATCCAGAAATTAATAAATTCATTAATCGATAAACCTAATACCGCAAATAAAGTTTATATGACATTAAACCAAATAATGGAAAGTGCGATTGATGATGACATTATAAATAAAAATCCATGTAGACGGATAGTAAAGCCAAAAATGGAAACTAAAAAGCAAAAAAGAATCTTGACGGATGAAGAATTCTATTTAACTGAAATAGCCGATTTTAATGATCGAGAAAAAATGTTTGTTTTAATGAGTAAATATTGTGGTCTTAGACCTGAAGAAACTCGAGCGCTAACAAAATCAGATTTTGTAATAAGTAATAACACTGGATATGTAATTATAAACAAAACAGTCGTATATACTTCTAATCAACCAATTTTTCAACAATTCACAAAGAATAATAGCAGTGTTCGAGAAGTACCTCTATTCGCCAATATTTTGCCATTTGTTAGCTATTATCTATCTAGCATACAAACATCTAAACTCTTTACTAATCTAACTGGTGGCGACGAATATTTAACGAATCAAAGTTATAAATGGCTTGTTAAAAAAATCATAGACAAAATAAAATCAAAAGCTTTAGAATTAGATATAGAATTTAATCCAAAAGGATTTACACCATATATTTTCAGGCATACATATGCGACTTTATTATATTATAGTGGTGTTAGATTAAAAGATGCTGAATATTACATGGGTCACAGTGATAGTAAAATGCTTAATCAAGTTTATATACACTTAGATAAACATAAATTAAGAGAAAATGATACTGTCGAAAATTTTGTTCAAAACAAATTAAAAAACAATCGTAAAAACATACTAGAAAAACTACTTAAAAATGAGTAG